TCGTGGAGCTTGAGCCCACGTTTTGCCGCGGCTGCCATGCCAGCAGTCGGCTTCATGTCGACGGCTCGCGTGTCGTCGTCGTCGCCTGAGTAGGCAGGGAGGTCGTCGATCTTTGTCAGCGCCGTGAAGCGATGGCCGACTTGCTTGCCAACGGGGACGTAGCCGTCGCCCTTTTCGGCGTACACCATGATCAAGGCAGCAGGGTCGTCTGGCGTGCCGTTGACCGTGAAGTCAGAGTCTGGAACGTCGATCGAGCCGTCCCGGACGATACGGTCGATCTTGCCCTGGCTCATGCCATTGCTGGTGTTCCACTCGACGAAGTCGCCTTCCTCAAGCTCATCCGGGGCGGCCCGCATTTCCTCGCCATCGGGGCCTGACTCGGGCTCCGTCAGAACAGGGTGTTCGGCGGGCTCCGGCATCTCCTCGGCTGCGGCCATCTCGAGGGCTCGCTTGCTGACGTAGGTCTCCGTTGCGAGGTACGCCGGAGTGTCGACGGGGCCGGCGTCGCCAAGGTACGAAACCTTCTTGATTGTCCGCACCGTCGTCCCATCGGGATCTTTGCTCCAGCTTTCGTCCGATGGATTCACCCGGAAGGCGAAGCTCGACCCGGTGACGTCTTTTCTCGCAATGAGCTCAACCAAATCCGAAGCAGACCTCGGCGGGTCGATCTCGTACATCAGTCCACGCTCGGTGACGCTCAATCGCATCGTGCCGCTTTTTGTCCGGCCGATCACCCGATCGTGGTTGTACTTTGCAAACACGTCGGGGTTTTGCCGCATCACGTCATCGAACGCGCCGGGCTCGAGAACCTCGACAAAACCTCCGAGATCCTGTGACCGGCTGTTGAAAACAGCAGCCGTGCCGCGGATGACTGTCCGCCCGTTGTCGTCTTCCTTGACGACCATAGACGGGGATTCTGCGATCAGTCGTCGCTCAAGTTCGCGCGGTTCGTCCATGACGCGAGTACCTCCTCATACGGTTTGCCGGAGCGGTGGCACTCCAGCAGCAGTTCATTGCTCTCAGTCAGCCAATCTTCAGCGAAAGCGTCGATGTCGATGCCAATAGGTTCAGCGGCGTCTCGCAACTCGACTCGCATCCGTTCCGAGATGGACTCGAGCCACGCTTTGAGCTTGGCTGGCTTGTTTCGTCGTTCCTCGATTCCGTCGGCTTCTGTTGCTGCAAGTTTTCGCAGAGCCTGACGAAAGATGATTGAAGCGGCCGATCGTTCTGCCTCTGGCTGCGGTTCTTGCGGCCCGGCAGGTTGCTGCGGGGCATTTTCCCCCGTCGGATTTTCCGCGGTAAACGCATCGAGTAGTTGCATATTAACCTGGACAAATCGCCGGTCGCCTCCCTCAATCGGGTTCATTCCCTCGCTGGACCTGATCTCGTTGACGCTGAGGACGCCAAGGTTGAACATCGTTCGAGCCCATTCGCTGCGAGCCTGGTAGTCGCCTGCCATCAGGGCTGTCACGTCGAACGATGCGAAGTAACTCTTGTCGTCGACAATCAGGTCGCGACGGACAGCCGATTCCCACCTGCGGAGGTCAGGCATCAGGCTGAAAGTCACGAAGTCGCGTCCCTGCTGCTCAACCGAGGAATACGAAGACTTCGTCAGGTCGCCAATCATGTAGACCGGAACGCGCATCGCCCTGGCGACCGACTCCACGGAGAACCGACGCATCGCGAGGAGTTCGTCCTCAGAGTTGCTGCCACTGAACTCCTTGACGTGCATCCCGTGCGGGAGGACAGCCGTCTTGTATGCCTTGTCGGGGCCACGGTGCATGTCCTCCCACTGCTGACGGACGCGCTGGAGGGCCTCCGGCTTGTGAGGCTGATCCGTCTCGATGACGGTTCCAGCCCTCGCGCCTTGCCCGAAATATGCACTCGAATGAAGCTCCATCGCACGAGCAAGAGCGATCGCATCACGGCTCAGAGACGTCGGTACATATCCGGTCACGCCGTCCTGCGAGAGCCAGCGGATGTGAAAGATCTCGTCTTGGCTGTATTCCGTTGCGATCGGACGGTTCGCCTCGCGGTAGTGATACCTCAAGCGACCGTTCTCGAGCCGCTTGATCTCCATCCGGCTCGGGTGGAGTGGGATGAGCTCGTCGACAGCACCTCGTCGGCCAGACTTGATCAGAGCGTAGGCGTTTCCCCAGAGAAGCACCCAGGAATGCAGCAGTTCCCTGAACTCGAAGGATGTCATCCAGCCGTTTGGCTGGTGTGCCAAGACCTCTTGCAGCGGAAGATCCTCGGCGACTTCTTTTCCGCCGCCAGGGAGCTTCCGGTAGATGTTCAGTGGCAGGCTGGCGAGGCTCTCTGCCTTCACTCGCACGCAGGCAAGAACGGCATCGCACTGGAGGCTCGACTCCGGCGAGACGTAGACCCCGGCAGTCGTGCGTCTCTGCTCGACGATCTCCTCGAACACTCGGGAGACGCCGGATCGCATTTCGACGATGTCTTCGGCTGCCGCGGCTTCTTCCAAGTCAGATCACCATAAGGTTCAGGTCGTCGCTTCCGCCGATTTCGTCTGCACTGGCAAGCCCAAGCGCCATAACAAGTGCGACAACCGCGTCGATACGTTGCGGGCTGTTCCTGCTCGGCTTCACGAACTTTATGTTCTCCGCCTCGTCCATCTTCGCCGTCACGTTTGACGCCTGCCATGTCAGGCAAGGGTTTCCTCCATGCCTCAGTCGCCTTGACAGCACGAGCTGCTGGAGCAACTTTGACGGCGAGCTCTGCGAGGCGTATCCCTGCCCGTATGGCTTGCAGTCAATCCCGGCAGTCGTTAACTGCGTGATGATATGGTTCGCGTTCCAGCGGTCGACGGCCACTCCATTGACCGAATACTCGTCGCAGAAGTCGAGGACGTAGTCCCTGACCCTGTCGTAGTCTGTAATGTCACCTTCCGTTAGTATAACAAAACCCTGCTCGCTCCATTCCCTATACGGCACACGGTCCTGCTTTTCTTTCTTCACCGCGATGTCTTCTGGGATGAAGACCATCGAGTGAACGTCGAACGTGCCGTCGTGCTCGCCGTCCTCATCGAGGCCCGGCCAGACCGCAGTGAACGCCGTTGTGTCCTGGTTGCTGGACAAGTCGAGGCCGCAATAGCAAGGCCGCTCGCCTCCCGGCACCGGCTGGGCGTCGTTTGCCTCCCACTGGCCGGTCCTGAAGAACTTGTCTTGGCTGTGGACCCACTGATTGAGGTGGAGAGTCCTGTAGACGATCTCGTCAGCCATGCTTTCGCGTGATCGAGCGATCATTTGCTCGAAATAGGCTGGTTTCGTCGTGATTCCGAAGTTTGGATTGCAGGATTTCGCCGTTTCGATGGAAAAGGGGTCCGCATCCTTCGGCGCGGCGAAAATGCAGGGGAGAAAAGTATCATCTTTGATAACTTTGTCCCTGATTTTCTCTGCTCGTTGCCAATCCTTGTAGCAAGGCCCGAGCATGTCGGTGCCTGCTGTGGTGATGTAGACCACAAGCGGCTGAGATCGGGCTCCCATGCCGGTTTCGAGGACGTCAACGAGCTCCCTGTCCTTGAAAACGTGGTATTCGTCGATCAAAACGCAACTCGGGTTGTAGCCGTGCTTCGTTCCGGCCTCCGATGAGATGCAAATGATCGACGAATTCGTCTCTGGAATCACGATCGAGTTGCGGTAGACCTTGGCTCGGCGAGCAAAAGCTGGGCATGACTCCAGCAGATGCTTGGCGGCAGTGTGCAAGAGGCTCGCCTGCGAGCGGTCGCCGGCTGCAACGATCACCTCGGCACCGAAGTCATCGAAAAATCCCATGTAGAGGGCCAGCGCCGCCGCCATCTGGGTCTTGCCAGACTTCCTCGGCAACGCCAGCAGGCTTCTCCGGTACTGCCGAAGACCCTCTTCGTTCTTCGTATTGAGCAGCTTGTCGAAATACTCCGACTGCCAGGGTTGCAGCACGAACGGCTGCCCCGCGAAATCTCCACGGGAGTGCTTGAGGTGCCCGACGAAGTCTCGGATATCAACCAAAGCTAGCCGCTATTACGCTGCTGGAATAGAGCCTCGGCAGGGTCGACCTCGATCTTGGTGGCGTTGTAGCCGAGGCGGGTGCGGTCTGATGGGGTCAAACCGAGGACGGTCTCGAGGTGACGCAGTTGTTCACCGCAGTCTTTTGCTTGGGACGCCAGACCGCAGGCCCGCACGAACCTGAGACTGCCGTCATTGTTCGTCACCTCAATGTGAGTCAGGTCGATGTCCTGAAGTTTCTTGGCAGCGTACTCCCACTGGACGTAGACGACGGCATACCTCGTGACGACGTTGATGTCGCTTTCGGCGAGTGTGCCCATGCGGGTCATCCACTCAACGACGGCCTCAAAGATCTCCTTGGCCCGTGGCTTCAGCCATGATGGAGGCTCGACTGATTCAGGCTTCGAGCCCAATTCCTCACGGTTCTTCGCGTGCTTGCTGCCACGAAGTTGGAGGATGTGCTTCGGCGTTGGCGGGCGGCCTTTCATAAGAGCCATTGTAACGGCCTCGTGCTCGCGAATGTTGGTGTCCCCGGAAACCCTCAA